TGCTCTTCCGATCTTTGTAATGACAAAGCTGGCAAGTTGGGGTTGGTTTATGCGATTTATTGGTGGTATAATAGGTATAACTTGGTTATTAAAAAGATGAAATTAACGACAAAAGCAAAGATTCTAAAGTGGGTTAATCGTTTACTGCGGTATGATGAAACCATGCGTAAAATGAACCTCATTCATATTGAGGAACGTAAACTAAAACACGTCCGGGTACAACATACTTACCCGAACAAAGAACTGCAAATGATGGATCCTGCTCAGATTGAGTTTGCATTGCGTATGCAACTTGTGGATTATCTGTTTCAGAATAAGATATTGAAGTATGAAATGACGGCTGATCCACGTTCTGACACAACTATTGTTTCAACTGACTTACATATATACGTAAAAGATGGACCAGATAGAAAAGGATAAGCTTGTAGGAGAGTTTATGATAGAATTCAATAAACTCTCAACACTGCCTGTTGAAGCACAACCGGTACAATACTTGAGAATTCTTGGAGATTTCTTCGAGTTGATTCATCACAAAGCCCGTGAGGAAGGATTCAATGAAGGATTTGCAGAATGTAAACGTCAGATAGAAAAGAAGTACAGTCAATTAAATTAATAAAATGAAATCAAGTGTAGCTGAACTTATTGGAACTTGGGTTATTGCAATTCTGATTGTAGTTGGACTTGCAATAGTATTCTCCTTCCCTACCAAATGGTTGTGGAACTGGTTAATGCCTACATTGTTTTCTCTACCAAGAATAACAGTGTGGGAAGCAATGGGATTGAATCTCTTATCAAATATATTATTCAAATCCAGTAGAATAACAAAGACAGATGATTAAGTCACTCAAAATATCAAACTTTCAAAGCCATGAACAAACAAACCTTGAGTTCTCTCCTGGAGTTAACGTCATTGTTGGAAGCTCCGATTCAGGCAAGACTGCAATCTTGCGTGCTTTACATTGGCTTTCCCGAAATAGACCTTCAGGTGATTCAATTAGATCCGTTTGGGGCGGACCAACCAATGTTATCCTTGAAACAGAGGAGGGTACAGTTCGCAGGGTTAAAGATAAGACGGATCAATATGAGTTGCTTATGCAGGGAAAAAGAAGTGTCGTCTTTAAGGCTTTCGGTACTAATGTTCCGCAAGAAATTGATACATTTCTCAATGTCAACGAAATCAATGTCCAAAGGCAATTAGATGCCCCATTCCTACTAAGTGAAACTTCCGGAGCCGTCGCACAACACTTCAATAAGATTGCAAACCTTGAACAGATTGATACCGGACTACAAAACGTAAACAGTGCCATTCGCAGCCTTGAACAAACAATTAAATACAAAGAGACTGATGTAAAGGCAAAGGAAGAATCGTTACAAACCTTTGCACATTTGGATAAGTTTGAGGCTGAGGTAGAGGTGCTTGAGCAGCTCGAAAGTGATTTACATCAAAAGGAAACGGCATTACAAAGGATAAAACGTATCATAAGTGATTATAATACCACTTCAGAGGAGATTTATAAGTATGCGGATTTGCTTGCAGTGGAAGATTTGGTCAATGGTATCCTTGAGAATATTGATAAGCGGTTGGAACTTTACAATGAAGGCATCCAGCTTAATAAACTTATTGGACGTATTCAGTCCACTAAAGATCAGATTGAGTCCCAACAACAACTCATTGCATTGGAACCGGATGTAATCAATCTGACTGCCCTTATTGAACAACGTGATACCTTGCAGGAGAATCATACTAATCTGCTGGTAGATATACGTGATATTATGGATACTGCAAGTGAGTGGAAAAAATCCACTGAATTGCAGGAATCCCTACAAAAACGTTTTGATAAAGAATTCCCGGACAGATGTCCTTTATGCGGAAAACCTAAATAACATGGATAAAATAGACGATAAACAAAAAGATGGGTATGCTAATACCTTTATGTTAGCCTTCGAGAAGGAAGGATTGACACGAACCGAAGTTGCAGAAATCTTTGAGTGTAATCCGGTTCACCTCACATGGATTAAGAATAAGAATTACTGGTCCAGTATTCCACTGCTTACTTGGAATAAAATAAAAAATTGGGTAGAAAGCCAGGAATCACTTAAAGAATATGGAAATCTTAAAAAGCCAGCTGAAGATTCTATTCCCTACTCTTCTCCAAAACCTGCCGTTTCAAGTTTTGAAGATTTTTCTTCACCAAAATCCACTCCCAAATTTATTATTACTACCTACGAAATAGAACACGGCATACCCATACCTGAAAAGGAGAAAGCCCCTTCAATATTTCCATTTGATAAGATGCAGGTTGGAGATTCATTTAAAGTACCTATTATTTTAAATAAAACTCCTAAAAGCAAATACAATACCCTGCATACGGCTATTGGCAGGTACCGAAAGACACACCCTGAACAAAGGTTTGCAATACGATATATACGTAAAGAAGAATGTATAAGATGTTGGAGGATTGAATAATGAGTAGTAAAACACAATACCGTGATGCACTTAAACGTGATAAAACTGCAATAGAAAGTTTGAAACGTGAGCTGGCAAAAGTAAACATACTCCTGCAAAAGGAACGTATGAAAGTTAAATCATTACAGGATGCACTGGATGAAAAAGTCAAATTGTTGGCTGAAGTATCCAAGAGTAAAAAGTGGTATCAATTCTGGAAGTAATGGAACGTACTAAATTTAGAAAACCGGGCGCTATACTTTGTAGTGACTTTCACCTGCGAGAGGATGCTCCTGTATGTTGGATAAGCAGTGAGGAGTTTCAAGAGGAGCAGTGGATGTCCATTGATTTTGTATATGATCTGCAACACAAATATGATTGTGATGTAATTCATGCCGGAGATTTATTTCATCACTGGAAATCTTCCCCTTGGTTACTTTCTATGACCATACAACACCTACCAAAGAAGTTCTTTACAATCTTTGGGCAGCATGATCTTCCACAACATTCAATGGAATTGGTAGAAAAATGTGGAGTTCAAACTTTACATTTAGCACAGGCACTTACAATATTACCGGGATGTCACTATGGACAAATACCAGAAGGTTACTTACCTTGGCATAATAGAAAGTTGCTTGTGTGGCACAACATGACTTATACCGTAAAACCTTTCCCTGGAGCAACTGGAGGATTTGCAGTAGGAAAACTTATGAAACACCCACAATACGATTTGATAGTTACAGGTGATAATCATCAAAGTTTCAGTACCACTTATGAAGGCAGATTACTTGTAAATCCCGGTTCATTAACACGTCAGGATGCAGATCAAATTAACTTTCAACCACGTATAGCCTTATGGTATGCTGATACAAATACAATCGAGTGGGTAAATATACCAATCAAACAGGGTGTGATAAGCCGGGAACATATTGAAGTAAAGGAACAACGTGATAAACGTATTGATGCCTTTGTAAGCAGGTTAGATGATGATTGGGAAGTAGGATTGTCCTTTGAACAAAACCTTGAAACCTTTTTTGAAGCAAATGATACAAGAGATCCAATTAAACAAATAATTTATAAAGCAATAGAAAAATGAACTCACTACGTAAAGACATTGAACACAATGTAATAGCTATGAATAGCTGTTTGAAATCTGTAGTAGGATCTATGGATAATGTAATTCTACTGAGAAATCTGCATCCTTCGTACCGGTCGGATTTCGCTTATGCCCTACTCCGCAATGGAATGATTACCAAAGAAGAAGCCCATGAATTTGTAAAACTTGTAAGATGAAAAAGATAAATCCATTTGCTCCAAAACCTGTATATGATCATCTCATTTATGTAGAGATTGGTTGGGCAGACAAAGATGGAAAACGTCATGTAGATACTATTACTGAAGGAATTGAAGAAACTATAGATTTTCTGCATTTATTGAATGGAGAACTCTCACCAGAAGACTTAAAACCTTAATTATATGGACGAAGCAGGACTGTTAAAACTAAAGAAGCAGATTGACGATGCAAAACGCAATACGTCAGAACTCAAAGGACATCTCTCTGCCCTTATGAAACAACTCAAAGATGAGTGGAAGTGTAATACAATCGAAGATGCAGAGAAGATGGTAAAACGTATTGAACGTGATATGAGTGATATTAATGCTAAAATTGATAAAGGACTAAACGAATTGGAGGAAAAGTATGGCAACTAAAAAAGCACTAATCACCGGTATAACCGGACAATGCGGTAGTTATCTTGCAGAGATTCTACTGAATGAAGGATATGAAGTTCACGGTATAATCCGCAGGACAAGTCACCCAAATACTGATAATATTAACCCTTTCATTAGTTATGTTACTTTACATCATGGTGATATGACAGATGGTGTGAGTCTTGCAAACATTATACGCAAGGTTCAACCGGATGAAATATACAACCTTGCAGCCATGAGTCAGGTCCGGGTAAGTTATGATATCCCTACAAATGTATTTGATATTAACACTCTTGGCTTAGTACGTATAATTGAAGCAGTACGCAGGTATAATCCTGAATGCAAGATTTACCAGCAATCATCAAGTGAAATGTTTGGCATGGTACAGGAGACACCACAAAAGGAAACAACACCATTTTACCCTCGCTCACCTTATGGCATATCGAAGGTCGCAGCTCATTACGTTGCACGTACTTACCGAGAAGCCTATGGTATGAAAATCTATACCGGGATATTGTTTAACAATGAATCACCACGCAGGGGAGTAGAGTTCCTGAGCCGGAAGGTCTGTATAGGTGTGGCAGAAATTGCAAAGGGCAAACGTGACAAGATAACTCTTGGTAATCTTGATGCAAAACGTGACTGGGGTTACTCGAAGGAATACATGGAATGGGTTTACAAAATAATGCAACACCCACATCCGGATGAGTTTATTCTTGCCACCGGAGAAACTCATTCAGTACGTGAATTTGTTATTGAAGCCTTTGCTTATGCCGGTATAAGTGATTGGGAGAAGTATGTTGATTTTGATTCAAACCTTTTACGGGCAGCAGAGGTGAACATCTTACAAGGTGATTATACACGTGCAAACGTAATACTTGGTTATGAACCAAAGGTTAAGTTTAAGGAATTAGTACATATAATGATGGAGGCAGAATTAAATGATTAAAGTATTTTCAAAAACAGGACAATTACTGAACATAATCTGTTCAGTAAGTGATTTATATGCAGGGACAAATCGTATTGATGTTACCGAACCAGCTGAGTCCTTACAACTTGGTATTATGAGTGGTGTTGCCGGTAAGGTGTTTGCTCCTCATACACATCTGGACAAAGAGATTGGTCAAGTTCATATACAGGAAGCATTCGTGGTTATGAAAGGACGTGCTCATGTACGTATCTTTGATATTGACAATTCTGTGGTAGGGAATTACCCAATACTTACGGGAGATGTTACTATACTGCTTGCCGGAGGGCATTCATTGATACTTGATGAAGATAGCATTTTTTATGAATTCAAAACCGGTCCTTATGAAGGGCAATCAAAAGATAAAATATTCATAAATGGATAGAAAAGGATTTCTTAAACGAGTATTTGGTGCAGCCGTTGTTGCTGCAATGCCAAAGGTTGTAGTAGATCAGATTGAGTCTTTACCAGAACCTATTCCTGCTCCACCTCTTGAAAAGGATGTGCTTGAATATGCAAAGGAACAGATAGAACCGTATAAAAAGAATCTAAAACCAGTAGCTCCTAATGGGGTATTGTATATTTATGATGAAGAAACGGCCGTATTATTAGCAGCCTGTTTAGATTTTAATCTTGAACTTCATCAGGAGTGTATTAAATTTGAAAATGATTACTTTCGGGGATTAGAAAGTTGGAGTATTCGCTCATATAACATTAGATGGAGAAAGAGCATAGAGGAATACTTTGATGATGAGAAAAAATTAAGATGTTTGATTTTTAAAGACAACATAAAAATCAGTGGAAGCCTCATCATAACACAACTCGATTCCTTTGCTCCGCTTGATAAAGAAACGTCTTATGGAGCTTGTTTTGAAGGAATAGGAGAATTAATAATAGAAGTCAATGAGAATAATACTTAATTCAATCGAAGCAGACATTCGGGATACTTCAACTTTTACGGAGTCAAGTTTCCTAATAAATGGATATATTGTCCAGTATGAAATTGACATAGAAAAAGAACATTCAATACGTGGAACTTTCAAATGGAATGGACTTCCAAATGAATATAAGATAATTAAATTCTTAAAGTGGTTTTATGCAAAACGAAATACAAACATACCGGAACCTACTGGAGAGGCAGAAGGGGCAGAAAATACAGATTGAGCAGTCTATTACCACTCTCAATCAGGAACTACGTGATGCAAACCGTGACCTACGCAGACACGAACAGGCACGTGAGATAATACGAGAGGTTGGTATCAAAACCCAACAACAACTATCGTTTCACATAAGTGATATCACCAGCCTTGCACTTGAAGCCGTATTTAATGAACCTTATGAACTGAAGGTAGAGTTTGTGCAACGCAGGAATAAGACTGAATGTGATTTGTATTTTGAACGCAATGGAGAACGTATTGATCCCTTAACAGCAAGTGGTGGTGGGGCAGTTGATGTAGCTGCATTTGCCCTGCGTATTGCCAGCTGGAGTATGTTACGACCTCATACACGCAATGTAATAATACTGGATGAACCACTAAGGTTCCTCTCGGTTGATTTGCAGGAACGTGCCAGTACAATGATAAAGGAAATAAGTGAGAAGTTAGGAATACAATTCATCATTGTCACGCATGAAAATACTCTTGCCAGTTGTGCAGATAAAGTATTTGAAGTAAGTATTAAGAAAGGTAAAAGTAAAGTGATATGAAAGACAAGATTCTGGGAATAGTACATAAGCACATCATAGTTAATGGTAATGACATTGTTGTCAATCAAGATTCATTAGCTTCTGAGATTGCAGACATGGTTAAGGCTTTCACGGAGTGGCTGATAATAGAACAAGAAATATTTATGGGTGAACTATCTGAGAAATATATCATCAATGATAATATTCATGTTAATGGTAAGAGATTAGAAACTCTTGACGAACTTTTTGATTACTGGTACGATAATATTAGAAAGAAATGAAACTGACACTAAACAGTAAAGACTTTGAAAGAATAAAAACAAAGTCATCTTATAATCATAATTACTATAAATACACTGGGAGGGAAGCGAATTATCCACTTGTAATATATGAAGTATGTCATGAGGATTATAATTATTATTCGTACTATTTAGTAGAAGATTTTAATAAGATATTTCTTGTGTGCAGTTACGACCATATCCACGATCTTGCTATTGTAAATATTGATTTTAAAACTTATTATACTTAAATCCACCGACAAATGACAACACACAATATAGAAGATGTCATTATAAGAACAATGATGGATAGGCAATTCCCCATATTCCTAACTAAGTATGCCGGACGAGGATTTCAGGAAGCAGATGTTTTGGGTATAAATAAAAATGGTTATATCTATGAATATGAGATAAAACAAAGCAGATCAGATTTCTTTGCAGACTTCAAAAACAAGCCATTTAAACACAGGAAATTAAGTGAACGGAAAGCTATTGATACTTATGATGAATGGAAGAATGGCAAGAAAACAGGCAATAAAATTGAACTCATAACAATCCCTAATAGATATTATATTGTCTGCGAAGAGGGTTTAATTAAGAAAGAAGAAGTACCTGAATATGCCGGATTGATTTATGTCTATTCATCATTAGATGAAATAAAGCCAGCTAAGTTACTTCACAAGAATAAGGCTAATGCACTATTTTATGAAAGAGTTGCTACTATCTTTAGTCAAAGGGTAATTTATGGTTGTTCATACTATACTTATTTACAAAGAATTAAAAACGAACAAAGCAAATGACAACATTGATATTGAAAATCGTTAATTGGTTATTGCATTTTCGCAGTAAAAAATCTCACTTCTTTGTTGTAAGCCAATCAGAAAATAAAACATACGTATTTGTTGACGGGAAAGTAAAACGTCCAGCAAATTACTTTACTGGAAGC